CTGCAACCTGAGCTGCGATTCGAGCTGCGACCAGAGCTGCGACCAGAGCTGCGACCAGAGCTGCGACCTGAGCTGCGATCCGAGCTGCGATTCGAGCTGCGATTCGAGCTGCGATTCGAGCTGCGATCCGAGCTGCGACCAGAGCTGCGACTCGAGCCGCGACTCGAGCCGCGACCAGAGCTGCGACTCGAGCTGCGATTCGAGCTTCGACCAGAGCCGCGACCAGAGCTGCGACTCGAGCTGCGACCTGAGCTGCGACTCGAGCTGCGACTCGAGCTGCGACTCGAGCTGCGACTCGAGCTGCGACCAGAGCTGCTTTGATTCTTTTCCAGCCAGGGCCTTTAACGCTCCCCAAGCAAGAATGCACATCATCGGCGAAGAGAAAAACATCACCGCCGGTTTGGGTTTGCCAATCCGTGAATAAAATTCGCCGATGACCTTGGTCGCCTCAGATCGATCGACGGGCGCGGTGCTGTAGCCGATTGAAAGCCACTCACTACGCACGTCGACCAGGCGCTTTTCCTGTTCTTCCGTCAGCTTGGTGATCCGCTTTGCCATGTCAGTCGGCTACGTTGCGGATTTCTTCGGGGCTGTACTCGCGCTGCCGCACAACTTCGTAGTGCCCCGCCGGCAGATCGAGGGTGCGGTGCTCTTCGTGAACGATGGAAATCCCCTCTTCGCTCGACACAAAAAGTTTTCCGTCGACCTCGTAAACTTCTGCGGTTTCAAGACACGGTGCACTGAGCCGGTGAATATGGCCCGTAGCCTCGCCTTCGAGAATGTGACCGGTCGGCCGCGCAATCGCCTTGCCCGCGGGCTTCGCGTCTTTCCGAACGAACAAAATATCTCCCTGCCGATAACACGCATTCATCCCGTTCTCCTTTTCGCTCTTGCGGGTTGAGCCCGCAAAACTCATTGCGCCAAAATTCTGGATTCGAAGCCTTGTCGCTCAAGGAACTGCACCACGCGCCAAAATTCTGGATTCGAAGCCTTGTCGCTCAAGGAACTGCACCACGTCTTCCGCTCTCGAACCGGCGTAGGCATCGAGACGAGGCAGCCGGCGGCGCCGCCCCATCTCGACCTCGACATGCTGGCCGGACCAACTGAAAATTTGGGTTTCGTCCCCCCTTGGGGGGACTACAGGGGGGTTATGTTTTACGGTTCCTACGGTTCGGGTGTCATGGATGCGACCTTTTCCGGGCTTAAATGACACCTTTTCGGTCTCGCAAAAAGGTTCCGAACTGTGGAAAGGCTCCGAACTGTGGAAAGTTTGGGTTTCGTCCCCCCTTGGGGGGACTACAGGGGGGTTATGTTTTACGGTTCCTACGGTTCGGGTGTCATGGATGCGACCTTTTCCGGGCTTAAATGACACCTTTTCGGTCTCGCAAAAAGGTTCCATCCTGCTACCTTTTGACACCTTTTCGGTCTCGCGAAAAGGTTCCATCCTGCTACCTTTTAGCCACTCAGAAACGTGCGGCAGTCGGTATTGGTTCACATTGTTGCGGCCATGCCCACGAAGTACTAGGAGTTCGCCCGCTTCCTCCAGAGTGCGGACGCACCGGATGACCTGGCTACGCGAAAGCCGAGATTCCAGGGCGATCGTACGCAGGCCTGGATACGCTTCGCGCCCATCCCGATTCGCATGACTCGCAATCGAAAGAAGAACCAACCTCGCCCCCAACGTCGCCTCTGAACGCTCTAATACCCACGTCACGGCCTGCCAGCTCATCCTCAGCCCCCTGGTCCCTAAGAAAAACCCTGCATTTACGCACATAAACGCGGTACGTACCGAACAAGCAAAAATTTTTAAGCAGCGGCCGCCGGCGTCACCGGATCGACAAACTTGTCGCAGAAACAGGGCTTGTAGCCTTCGCCGACGTGTTGGCAGAACGCTGTGCCATGCGCGTGTTTCGCCATCGGGTGGCCGCACATGCAGAGCGTTTTGAGGCGCTCCGAGGCCAGCTGGCGCAATTCCGTCGGTGTTTTCGTCATCGTGTCGATCATCGGCGTCCCTCCATGCACGAAAAAATCCCGTACCACTTCAAAGCCCAGCGCCATCGCGTCGCGCGGAAGAGAAAAGCGAAAAAGCCGCTCACAGCTTCGCCCACACCGCAGCGACGCAAATCGCTATAAGGGCGACGAACGCCGCCAGGGCGACCATCTGTCGAATGCGTTCACGGCGCCGCTCTCTCTCGAATTCGCGACGGTAAAATTGCGTGAGATCGGCGCGCTCTTTGTCCTCGAGGCCGAGCACCAGCGCAGCAATTTCCACGTCGCGCTGCGGCACAACCGGTTTTGACCGCATCCACTCCATCGCCGTGATCTTCATCGCGCCCTCCGGAAAATTTGTCCCGAACCCTCGCCACCGCTCGGGACCACACGGTACCCAGCCCGGCCCGCGCAAAGGGCCTGACGGCGAGACCTTTACGAAACGACGTGCACGGGTGCTGGCGCCGCTTGGCCCATCTGCTCGAGCAGGACGGCATTGACCACGTCCTCCTCGTCCATGGGCGTGTTTTTGGTGTTTTGCTCGATCGCACGCAGGCGAATCAGGCCGGCTTCCAGGTCAGCGATCGGCAGCGTAGTGACCTTTTCCCAACTGCGCGTGCCGAAGAGCGTGTAGATCGCCATGGCCTTGAACTTCTTGCTCTTCGCGTCCGCGCCTGGCCAGATCGCCACCAGCGTGCCCTCGATCTCCTCGAGAGCGATCTGAATTTCCTGCTTGCGCTTGTAGTAATCGGCGTTGCCGTTGCCGTCGAAAAGCTGCTGAGAATCCGCGGGATTCACGGCGACGTGCTTCCCGCCGATGTTGAGGAAATTGAAGTGCGGCTGGAAAACCTCGAAGTATTTTTTCCAGTCGCCGGCTTTGTAGGTGTTGATATCCGGCCAATCGAAGCTCTTGCCGTTCAGGAAGCGAGCGCGATCTTTGAGGATCGTCGCCGAGTGAATCATCCGGCCGGCGTTCTTGCGGCGCCGCCCGCCGAGATTCTGCTGGCAGAGCATTTCGATCAGCAGCGAGGGCTCGTAACCGAATTGCCCCTCGGCGCGCATCTTCGTGCCCACCTTCGTCGACTTCGTCGAGCCGTCCTCCTGGTCAACTTCCTGCCACACATCGCCGGCGCGGCCGCAGGTGATGACGTGCAGAGGCGAGTTGAGCATGGGCACAACCCACTCCTCATTCCACTGCGGTTTCAGCATTCCCCAGTGGTAGAGCTCGATTTTCGAGATGCCCTTCTTTTTCTTGAACGACTCGGTGAGCTCGTCCCAGTCGCCGGTAATGGAATCCTCGATGAACGTGCAGCAACCCCGGCGCGCGGCTTCGTGCAGCGTTGCCGCGGCGTCGGCGAAACACTTGCTCTTCCGCACCAGCAGTTGAACGCCTTCCGCATCGAAAAGCGGCTTCAAAAAGTCCGAGCCGTTTTCGGTGTCGTGGTAGGCCACGGGCGCGCCACCGTGGTAAGTCTTGCTGAGCCCGATGGACATCAGCGCCGCGAGTGTGGATTTCCCGCTGCCCTGCAGCCCGAAAATGCCAACTTTAGCGGCACTTTGCTCGATTTTGGCCTCCTCCAACAGATCGCCGAAGGTTTCCGGCTTTTTGTATTGCTTGCGCTCGGGGATCGGCGCATTCGCGAACTTCTGACTGGGTAATTGTTCCGACATACAGCCTCCTTTTTAGATTCGAACTCCCAACTGCTCCAACAAATCGTCGATGGCACCCGCTTCATCCGAATTGGTGCCGCGCGGGCCGTCTTCCCAACCCGCAACCACCGCGCACCAGTTGTGGTCCCAGGGACCGGTGTAGGTGTGGACGCGAACCTCTTCATGCGTGGACACGACCGACAGGCGAATCGAATAGTCGTTGATCGAAAAGCCGCTCATAGTCACTCCGTGGGCGTGAGGCCGAGCGCCTCCGCCAATTCGGTGTTCACGATCTGGGCCCCACAGCTCTTGCACTTGAAAAGCGAGCGATAGCCGTCCCAGGAAACCTGCGTGTGCGGGCATTCCGGCTCTGGTTCGTCGTCGACGTAGATCGTCACGTCGGGGTCTTCGTAGTGGCCTGCGCAGCTAGAGCACATAGAACGCCTCCAATTCATGCCCGCAAGAAATCAGCGTAAACAAGGGAAAATGCAGGTTTTTGTTTACTGACAGATTCTGTTAACCCACTGTCAATAAACGAGTTATATCCTATAGGACGCAGTGTGTTGGGTGCGATGTATCGCATTGAAATATCGACCTCTTAGGCCGCTTCCGTGGCTTTCTTCAGCCGATCCTCGAGACCCTTAGTAAGGATGACGACGACCAGGTTGGAAAGAGTACGTTGGTCCATTCGGGCCGCTTCTCCCAACTTCTCTTTTAGGGCCTTAGGGATTCGCACGGTCAGGATTTCCTCTTTGAGTGTGGTAGCCATACCCGGACATTATCTAGCAAACGCATAACATTGTCAAGGGAAATCGGAGGATAAACTGTGGAAATGGTCCATGACCGTCGTACCGATGCGGAAGTACCAGCAAAAAGAAAACGCCCCGCCTGTGAGGACGGGGCGTTGGTTGGAGCCTTGCGAGAAAGACTTACTTCGCGGGAGCGGCGATCGGCGCCGATGCAGCAGGAACGGCCGGCGCCGGCGCATTTGACGCGGCCAGGCTCGACAGTACGGCTTCGACCTCGCCAACGATCAGATTGACGGCCGCGGTGATTTCGCTGACCTTGCCGCTGTTCTTCACTTCCGCGGCCGCGAGCAGCGAAGCCAGATTCGACGTGATGCTGTTCAGGGCCGTGGTGACGACAACGTAGGTGTGGCTGCCAGGCGCTGCTGTGCCGGCCTGGACCGCCGTTGCGACCGTGGCCAGATCGACCTGCACCGTCTTCATGATGTTCGATACGAGCGTAGCGGCCGCGGTGCCCGCGGTGAGCTGCACGATGGTGGTGACCAGCGGCGCAACGTAGGTGATGACCGCTTGGGCTTTGACTTCGAACGTCGAGGCGCCGGCGCCGAAGAGCTTCTCCAGCGTTTTCCCGACTCCCTCAAAGAACGATTTTACGGACCCGAAAAAACTCATATTCCACTTCCCTTCGTTTTGATTTACTTCACAACCTGCGCCGCCGAGCCTGCGAGCGGCAGCAATTCCTTCAGCACAGCCCACCAGAGGTTGACGGGCTTCAAATACGTCTCCCGAGCCTTGTCCGCCATCTCGCGCACGTCCGTGAGGCTGCGGTGCGCCTCCTGGAGGGTTTCGGCGGCCTCTAGGGAGCTCGCTGCGAGGCTGTCCAGCGATTTCCGGATGTTGGGGTCAGCTGCAGCCGCGGCAAACGCTGCGCTGCCCTGCTGGAGATTCTGAAGCGATGGGGCGAGGCCTGCGGTGACGTCGTCGACGTCGGCCGTCATGCGATTCAGCGCATTCGCCGCGGCCGGAAGTAAAGGACTCTTTACATCCGGTCCGCCGTTCAACGACTCGTTGGTCCTGACGATCAGCAGCCTGGCGCTCGCTTCTGTTTTCTGCAGCTCGAGCGTGCCGGCGTTCAGCCGCTTCGTCTCGGCCACGAGGCCTGCGTTTGCCGATCGCGCCACGGTGCCGATCGCGCCGGCGGCCGCCGTCAGATTGCTGGCCGCGGCGTTGATGTTCCCGAGCACCGGATCGGTGAGGAGCAGGGAGACACGCGCCTCACGTGCCAGCTGGTGCAGATCCCACAACACCAGGCTCAGGAGCAGCAACGCTACGATTGCAGACGTCTGCAAAATCCGGTTTAGCATGCACGACCTCCATCTGGCTCAGCGTGGTCCACGGCGAGAAGCCATAGCGCACGCGAGTCGCCAGCACGCGGAAGATGAGACAGAGCCGGCACCGCGGCTGCCGGCAGAGATGTTGCGCTCGGAAGTACAAATCGACGGGCGCTTCGCTGGGTGCGGCGAAGCGATCAGTGCTCGCCGGCGGTTGCATCCTGCACCACTGTTGCGTTGGTCGCCGCTAGGCGCCCGGCCGCGGCTTCGTTGAAGATATCGACGCATTTTTGCGCCCGGTTCGGGTCACTCGACCATGATTGGCTGACCTGGAAGACGTAGGTGACGGGGTCGGTTGCCGCCAAGGCCTTCGCGTAGTGCGGGTATTTATCCTTGAGCCGCAGCAGCGTCTCCATGCGGTCCTCGAAGCACTCTTCGAGATTGTCGTATTTCACAAACGCGCCGGTGACCTCGACCCACATGTCGTTTTTGAATTCCCGGGTTGGCAACATCGCCGTGCTATGGATCGGGTGAGTGTGTTGCTTCATTCCGAAGAAGTTGTTATCCAAGCGCGCCAGCGCCGAGCTTCCGTAACCACTCTCGAGAGCTGCTTCGGCGGCCGCCATGTCCGGAAAGATGTGCTCAGCGGCTTTTGCGGCCGCCGCGATCCGGTTGTACCAATCGAGTTGTCCAGGCGTCACGGTCGAATTCCTCGCGTTCTTGTAGGAAGCTGGTGCAGCTGCACGCCGATGCGCGCGGCGTAATCGGCCATCAGCATTTCGTGCTCGATGAGGTAGAAATCCATTTTCTTTTCGATCCTGCGGAAGTAGCCAAGGATCGAGAGGAAACCGAGGACCAGAGTTAGGATCGTTCCCGCTTCGGCGATCGTCACTTGGATTCCGTCCTGGTTTCCACCACGGTAGAGGTGACCTTGGGCGGCTGGCCCTCCTGCGTGGTCAACGACACCGTGGCCTTGGTCGTTTCTTCGATTGCCGGCAAGGGGCTTTTCTGCAGGTAAAACGCCACGGAAATCAGAGCGTGAGCGATGAAGGAAACTTTGAAGAGCAGCATCATGGTGTGAAAGCCTTCGTCGAGATTCACGGTGTTCGGAAGCACGACGTTGGCCGAGCCTGCAGTGACTACGGCGCCGGCGCCACCGCCGATTCCGGCGGCAACGAGCCCATACAACCAGTGCTGCCAATCGAGTTTGAAACCACCCATGTGTCGTTAATCCCCCTTGGTCCGTTTGCGAGAGAAGCCTTACGAAACCGCCAGGACGCCTCCCATCGTCATGCCGCCTTGCGTAGCGCCAGAAACGTTTTTGTTGCGGCTTGCGGTCCCTGCCTTCCCCATTGCTTGCCTCTCTCGCAAATCCTGGTCAGTCGTGGAGCGCATCGCCCGGATCTCCACGGCTACCGAGAACTTCTGAAACCTGTGCACGACAAAGGCCAGCGGGTCGTCTGGGAGAACGAAGCGACCTACTGGCAGCTTCCCGCGCATGCCGTCACCGTGACCGTCAGCGAGGCTGGCGCGTTCGGAGCCGTGGGCTTCGGCGCGCTGATAATCACCTGCACCTCGTTCGAATCCGGACTCTGCCCTTGCGCGTTGTTGGAGCGCACCACGTAATACCAGGTGCCCACGCCGGGATTGTCGGTGCAGGTGAGCACCGTGATGGCGACGCAGCCGGTGACTGTGAGGCAGCCCGGTCCAGTACCCGTGGTGCCGGGAAAATAGCAGCCGGAGTTCGTCGCCGCATTGTTTGGCGCGGTCTCGCGGTAAACCGTGTAGCTCGTCGGCGCAGAGACGCCGGCGACAACGGCCGGAGCCTGCCAGCTGAGCACCACCTGCGCCGGCATGGTGCCGGTGGCGGTAGTCGTCTGCGCGCGCGAAACGCCGGTGAAGGCACACACGAGTGCCAGCGCGAGAAATACTTTCTTCATGGTTTTCCCCTTTTAAGTGATGTCGACAATGGCCGAGATATTTGCGCCGGTCTCCGCAGCACCGCCGGTGACCGTGATCCACACGAGCGAAGGTGAGGAAATCGAGACCGTGTGCGTGGTGTCCGCGCAGCTCGTCGCCGTGCTAATCGTGCAGGTGAGCGTCGAGTTCGAGCCGTTCACAACGACGTGAACGATGCACCCGCCAGAAACGCAAGCACTGCCAGCACTGACGTTTAGATTCGAGAGTGTGCGGCCGGTCGCGACTGGAACGCCGACGCCGGTCGTGGTATTCGCGCACGTCGCGCCGGCTGCCGAACTGCCGGGATAGAACAGATCGATCGTGGTGGACGCTGTGACCGTGCCCGTGCAGATTCCGGGAACACTGTGGCCATCGGCCACCAGGGTCGTTCCCGCACCAATCGTGAATCCGGTATTTCCGCCCTATTCAGAAACGCAGGCGGTGACAATGCAGTTCGAATTTGCCGCGGTGATGTTGCCGCCCCATTGCCAGACCGGAGGGGGCGTGATCTGGGCCTGGGCGACCGAGCCCAATAGCGGTAGCAGCAAACCGACCAGCATTTTTTTCACGGACGCGCCCCGTTTGCGGTTTTGGACTTCTCGACAACCTTCAAGGCCTCGAGGTCCAGCTGATATTTCGCAGGATCCGCTCCGCTCTTCAGAAATGCCTCCGCGCTCGCCTTACTGAGATCCTTCTGCGCGGCATCGAGCTGGGCATGCAGCTCGGCGTATTTCTTGTCCAGCTGGGCCATGGCCAATTCGTGCTCTTTGTAGCGTTCGCGGATCCACGAGAGCTGTGCGGCAACCTTTTCCACCGCGTGCTGCGCGTTGCGCACCGCCAAGGCCGTCGCATCGTCAAGAGGTTTGGGCGCGTCGAGCTTCTGCTCCTGGGCGGCAGCCGGCAGGAGATACAAAACGAAAAGAGTCAGCAGGCAAACCAGCGCAATCGCCACAGGCGTTCTCACGGGTGCACCCCGATGCAGTGGATCTCGGTAAATGTTCCAGTGGCGCCGCGCTGCGTCTGCGTAAACACCGTCAACCCGCTCGTCGAATATGTATCCGTCGTCAGCGTCGTGGCGTTGTTGGAGCTGCCGTCGCCGGCTGTCGCTGTGTTCAAGCCTCCGCAGACAGCCACATAATTTGTGTCGGCAAACGCCGTCGGCCAGGTCAGCGAATCCGTGCAGGAATCGTAGGAGCTGCTGGTCGTAGTGCAATTCCCGCTGGTTTTCTTCACCGCTTCGATTTGCGTAAAGCCGCTGCTATTGCAGCCGCTGGTGGTGGCGCCGCCAGCAGTGTCCGTGCAAAGAGAATGACCGGCGCCAGAGGCGACCGTGCCGGCGGTCATCAGCCTGGTGTCCGTGCCCTGAATGCCGGTCTGCACCGTAGAGCCGTTCAGCTCGAAACTGGTGTGCGCATTGAGCACCGTCGCATCTACTGCGTTCGGCGTCGTCGAGCCAAGGTGGCATGGCACTTCCCACGTGCAGCCTTCGAGCTCGGCAACGTTCAGATTCGGCACTTCGGTCGTCGAAGCGATGACAAACGGCGGCGTGCCCGTCGTCACCGTAGAGGTGACCTGGCCGGAAAACGTCCCGGTCGTGGCCATGATGCCGCCGGTAAAATTCGGCGTGCCTGAAAAGATCGGCGAACCGGTCCAGGTCCCGGTCAACTCCCCGCCGCCGGTGAGATCATTCGGACCTTCCGATGTGAGTCCCACGTTGAACTGCGCAGAACCGTCGAAGGTGGTGGCGTTCGTGAAGTCGTTGGTCCCGGTCCAGGTATTGTTGGTCCCAAGAACCGAATTGGCCGACGGGTTGATGCCGTCGATCGTCCAGACCGTCACCCCCGAAGCGCAATTCACGCCGCCCTGCGTCACGAGTTTTAGGGTATAGGCGGCCGCAGTGAGGAAAATGCGCGCTCGCCCGGCGGAATCGAGGATAACCGGATTCGAATTAAGCACCATGCCGGCGGCATCGCTATAGCTGGCCAGCGGGGTGGTCGTTCCGGAGACGTAGGTGAAGACACAACCGCCGGCGATCGGCCGCCCGTTGTTATCGAGGAGCTGCAGGGGCATGAAAGGGGCAGGCTGGACCTGTGCAGCAGCAGGCAGGGCGAACAAAACGAGAAGTACCCAGAGCGTCGCTAGTACTTGACGCACTGGGACCACCCTTCCATTGATGTGACGTGCCAAACGAGTCATGCTATCTCCAGGAGGAAATACCGATGAAAACCCTACTGTCCTTGTTGGTGGCGCTCGCGAGCCTTCCGCCTGGCGGAGGCCCTGCACGCTCTCGATGCCACGGGCTTCGAGCTGATCTCGATCGTCCAGACCGCCACCCCCGAAGCGCAATTCACGCCGCCCTGCGTCACGAGTTTTAGGGTATAGGCGGCCGCAGTGAGGAAAATGCGCGCTCGCCCGGCGGAATCGAGGATGACCGGATTCGCATTAAGCACCATGCCGGCGGCATCGCTATAGCTGGCCAGCGGGGTGGTCGTTCCGGAGACGTAGGTGAAGACACAACCGCCGGCGATCGGCCGCCCGTTGTTATCGAGGAGCTGCAGGGGCATGAAAGGGGCAGGCTGGACCTGTGCAGCAGCAGGCAGGGCGAACAAAACGAGAAGTACCCAGAGCGTCGCTAGTACTTGACGCACTGGGACCACCCTTCCATTGATGTGACGTGCCAAACGAGTCATGCTATCTCCAGGAGGAAATACCGATGAAAACCCTACTGTCCTTGTTGGTGGCGCTCGCGAGCCTTCCGCCTGGCGGAGGCCCTGCACGCTCTCGATGCCACGGGCTTCGAGCTGATCTCGATCGTCCAGACCGCCACCCCCGAAGCGCAATTCACGCCGCCCTGCGTCACGAGTTTTAGGGTATAGGCGGCCGCAGTGAGGAAAATGCGCGCTCGCCCGGCGGAATCGAGGATGACCGGATTCGCATTAAGCACCATGCCGGCGGCATCGCTATAGCTGGCCAGCGGGGTGGTCGTTCCGGAGACGTAGGTGAAGACACAACCGCCGGCGATCGGCCGCCCGTTGTTATCGAGGAGCTGCAAGGGCATGAAAGGGGCAGGCTGGACCTGTGCAGCAGCAGGCAGGGCGAACAAAACGAGAAGTACCCAGAGCGTCGCTAGTACTTGACGCACTGGGACCATCGTTCCATTGATGTGACGTGCTAAACGAGTCATGCTATCTCCAGGAGGAAATACCGATGAAAACCCTACTGTCCTTGTTGGTGGCGCTCGCGATCGCGGTGCCGTGCTTCGCAAAACACAAAGAGTGGCAGGACGCCACGGTCGTTTCGATCGGCTCGCAGCGCGTGGGAACCTATTCGACGGCCAATGCCAACGCCTATGCGACCGGGAACTCTGTCAACGCCTATGGGAGCGGCATTTCGGTTGGCGTGTACACGACATACTACACGCTCCGGACGTCTACAACGGTGTATGTTTTAGCCTTCAACCCCATGAAAAACTGGCATAGACTAGACCTCACCATTCACGGGAAAACTCAGGTTTACGTCGATGGCGGCCGGCTGCATGTGCGGGACGATTCCGGAAAAGATCGTTCCCTGCCGATCGTCGAGAAGGTCGCGGTGCAATGAACTCCCACATCCTGGAAGGCGCCCAGCCGGCAGCTGATGCAGTCGATATCGAATCGCAATGTTTTTGCGGGATTCCAGACTGCCCGGGTCATGAACTGAACGATGACGGAACGATCACTCTTTCAATGGATCAATTTCGTCTTCTGAAAATGGTCGCAGCATGCGTATCCACGCCGGCTGACCGCGGCGCGGAATGACATGGTAGTCGATCCCGGGTTTATGTTTCGAGAGATCAATCTTAACGATCTCTTGTGGCTCGCCGCCGTAAATCGCCTTCCGTCCGGGCAATAAGCGCTGCGCATCTTCGAGCGTCGACGTGGCGTGCGCATGATCTCCTTCTCCGATTGAAATTCCCTCGTCTCCCTGACTGCGCACTCGATATGCCGTTTTCACCGGCCCCTGTTCGTATTCCGGTTCCGGTTCAGGGTCCAGGGAGTAGAAATCCGAAGGACCGCCCCGCAGAGCGGGCGGAGCGGGTGAGGCAGCAGCGGCCGACGCGGTTTGAGGAGTGGCCATCTTCGCCAGCTCGAATTTCGCTTGAGCCTTTTGCAACAGCGTCGCGTTCGGGTCGTCGAGTACTTTCTGGTACGGCCGCTCGCGCACGGCCTGGATGTTGGCCTTCTCCTGGGGAGTGAAATTCTCATAGGGCGTCGACTGGTGGATATCGAAGAGGCCGCCCTGCGGCGCAACTTCGTCGGAGATCATGCTCCACTGCGTTCCCGGGCGCGCTTCCTTCGCCGGCAAAGCCTGCAGGTTGATCGTCGAGTAGCGAACGGGCTCGACGTCCATGTTCTGAAAGGCGCGGTCGATAAGCGCGTCGCGCGTCAGGGCCTCGGGTTTGATAGCGCGCGCGGCGATATCAGCCACGTTCCGGCCCACAACCGCGCCCACCGGGCCTGCGACGTGCGCGCCCGCCATCGTTCCGCCGAGCTTCGCGAGTTCCGCGGCCGTCGATTGCGCGACGGACGTCGGTGCGGAGGCGCGCACCGCTTTGTCGCCGTTGAAAATTTGATTCTGCGCGGCGTTGCGAATCCTGATGACCGAGCCTTCCGCCTGGCGGAGGCCCTGCACGCCCTCGATGCCACGGAGTTCGAGCTGATCGTAAATGCCGTTGCGAAGCGACTCCGCGGCCGCTTCACGCGCAGCAAATCCAGCATCCGCGCGCCTGGCGGTATCGATGTCGTAGTTGTTCTTTTTGAGGACCGCTTTATTTTCGGCGTTGAGCTGCCGGCGGATGGCGTCCGCTTCTGAAACCGTCGGATCGTCGAGGTTCAGGCCCTCCAGCTCCTTCATGCCGGCGTCCACGAATTTCTGCCCGCGCGGGCTGCTGCTGAGGGCCCTTTGTACGTCGGCCCTGGGATTTGTCGCAATGGGATCGTCCGGAATTTGCCCGATGCGGTCTGCGACGTGATCCTCGATCTTGCCGATCGCCGCATCCGCCGCGTCGCGAACGTCGGTGACGCTCTTGATCGGACTGGTGCGGTGCTCGTCGTAGAGAAACGGTTTTGCCGTATGCAGATCGGCGTCGGTGTACGGCGTGGACTTCGTGGCCGGAATCGCGTGCTTGAGATCCGCGTGAGCCTGCAGATTTTCCGCGGATTCAGGAAGCGGTCCGATGAATTTCGAGCCGCCAGGCTTCCACGCAGCTCGTTCACCCAGTGCAGCTCGCCCCTCGGCCGCGGCTTGCCCACCGACGGCGAGTGCCGCCGGAACAGCCGCTTCCCCGAGAATTCCCGCGGTATCGCCACGCGACGCACGTTCAGCCATGCTCTGGGGATTGACGCCCACGAGCGGACCGAAAGCGCTCGCCGTGCCACCGATCGCCTGATCGACAGCCGAATTGACGCGACCGAGTGCGTCTGTCGCTTCCGGCTCGATCGCGCGGATGTTCGCGGCGCCGGTGCGGAAATTTGCCGGCGCGTTGCGAGCAGCGTCGTACAACGTCTTACCAGTGTCGTAGGCCAGCGAAAGCCCACCAGTCGCGGCCGCAGCTGCTCCGGACTTCACAACATCCCCGGCCGAAGGCAGCGCCGATCGCACGCCGGACCAGACGCCGGTGTTGTCGGTCTGCTTTTCAGGAACCGCTGCAAGAATTTTGCGATAGCGCGGATCGTCCGGGTTTTTCAGGATGGAATTTACGAGCAAATCCGGCGCGTCGGGCATTGCGGCCTTGATCCGCGCGCGCAGCCGCTCGGGCGATTCCTGATCCTGGTCGACGGGCGTGACGTTGAGGAACGTCTGAACCGGCGTCACGTCGGTGAACGTCTGCTGTTGCGGGCCTGGCATTACTCAGCTACCCCCAGGTCGTTTCCGTTGGCATCCAGCCAATGCTTCTTTTTGTCGACGCTGCCGATGCCGGTGTGCGTCGCGCCGGCTGGCCGCGCCGTGCCGCCACCCTTCGCGCCGAGCCGCTTCTGGATGTCGGCGATCTGGTTCGCATACGACTCGTGCCGATTGCCAAAATCCGTTTTCAGCTGATTGATCGAGGCCATCATTGCAGGGAATGGCAAGTTGCCGTCGAGCACTTCCTGTGCTTCGTGACGAGCGGAGTCCGACAACACTCCGCTCGCATTCGAGCTGCTCAGCACTTTGGCCGCTTCCGTTTGTGCCGTCAGCAATGCCGTCTTAAACGCCGCCATCTCGGGCGTACCGATCATCTGCGACGAAATCATACGGACCGGGACGTTGGCGAAACGAGCCGAAAGATCCGGAACCTTCGCGCCAGCGGCAGCGACCTGGTCGAGATTCTTAAGCGCCGTATTCTCGAACGCCGTTACCTGGTCGAAGTTTTTCTGCAAACCCTCCAGCGACTTTTTGTTCGAGGCGTATTCAGCCGATCCCTCTGCCAGGCTCCCAGGATGGAGTTCGCTCGCGCGCTGCATGATTTGTCGCGTGAGAGCGAGACCTGCGGGCCCGCGGCCTACAGGCGGAAGTTTGCCGGTCGCGAAGTAATTGTCGGCCTGCTGGTCGATCGCCGCCTGGCTAAGGCCGCCATTCGCGCCGCCGGCGAGATTGAAGTTGAACGCCGGCACGAGGGTGGCTTTGTACTTCCCGTAATCCGCCAGGGTTTTGCCGGGATTCTGCTGCATCCAGGAGCGCGCCTCCTGGGCATCGAGCGTGGTGCCAACCGGCAGGCCTTTCTGCAGCTGATCGAGCTCCGCCTGCTTGATGCCGGATTCCGCAACTTTGCCGGGCAACGTCGCATCCTGCTCCTGTTTTTCCCGCGCCTGGGTAATGTATTGGTCCGCGGTGAGCGCGTGCGCCTGCAGCGCTTTCAATTCCGGTACGGAAAGCGGACGATTCGGGATCTGCGCGAGCTCCTCCGGACTGAACTGCCCGGAAAGCTTTAGCGCGTTGATCTGTTTATTGTGCTCGGCGAGCTGCACGTCGGCCGGCTGGTCCGAAACGGCGAGCATCGCGTTGGCCGCGTTGCCCATCAACTTATTTTTGCCGTCGAGCACATCGATCTGCGCCTTGTGCATTTTCGAGAGCGACTCGATGGCACCGAAGTGCTCCTTCTGCAGCTGCGCGACGGTTTGCGGGCTGACACCGTAGCTCGGCAGGGATTGGAAAAGCTTGTCCATGTCGCCGCCGGAATCCGCGTAAGCCTTCCGCAGCGCCGCCTGGTCTTTCTGCGCCTGCTGCGCCTGCTGCGTGGCGATCTGCTGCTGGGCCAGCTCCTGCTGCGCCTGCTGCTGCTTGATGACGTTTGCCTCTTGCTGTTGTTTCTGCAGTGCGGCCTGGTTGATCAGGGTCTGCACGGTCATCGCCTGGTCGTACTGCTGCAACGGCGTGTTCGGCGCCGGCGCGGGAGCGATGTTGAGAGCCACAGGAGGAAGCGACATTACTCGACCACCATTCCGGTCTGCGGATCTACCGGCAAAGCGTTATTGAGATTCGGCGAGCGGCCGCTATTGCTGGCGTTTTGTGCGCCGAGGATCTGCGACAACGTGATTCCACTGCCCAGGCTGTTCGCCGCGCCCCCAATGCCGCTGTTGAGCGCATTGGCGCTGCCGATGGTGCCACCAGCCAAGGCCGTGGCAGAGCCCAAAAGGTCGTTGCCCACGATCTGCTGGTTGCCGGTGATGTTGTTAGCCAGCGAATTGGTGGTGCCGGCGTTCACCGAGTTCAGATTCGCCGCGGAATTCGCACCGAGGCTCGACACGCCCAGCAGGTTGTTATAGAGATTCTGCTGCGTGGTGTTGTACACGCCGAAATTCGTGTTGTACGCCTGCAGGGCGTTGTTGTAGACCTGCTGGTAATTGGTCGAGGCGAGGCCTTGTGCATAATTTTCGAGGTTCTTCGCCGTTCCCGTCGAGAGCAGCCCACCGCGGGCTGCAGCAGAGTTCTGCAGGGCAGCGAGGCCCTGATCGAGCTGGAACTGATAGCCAGGTGTCGCCGCTGCTTGCGCCGCAGTTGGGGCTTGGAACGTGCCGTTCTGCGCCGCGAAGCCCTGCGTGAGCGCTCCGCCAGGTGCGAGGGCATTGTTCAGCGAATTGACAGCGTTCTGCCCCGTCGAGACAAACGGCTGCGAGTTGGTATTTGCGTTGGCGAGCTGCGAAGTGAGATATCCCTGCGCCTGTTGCCCGGCTTCGGCCTGCTGCCCGGCGGCAGCCCTTCCGGCCGCGGCCTGTTCCGCAGCCGCCTTCGACGCCGCATTGCTGCCGAGAATTCCGCTCAGCAGCGATGCTCCACCTGAAATTGCTCCACCAATCAGCCCGATTGGCATTTAGAGTTTTTTCTCCCAGACGGTCAGCTGCATTTTTCGATAGCCGAGTCTCCCGAGATAATCCTCGACCGAAGGTTCCGCCGCGTAAGCCAGTAACTGCGACACCCCGATGTTTTTTGCCTCCCGTTCGACCGCGCGAATCAGCTGCGCCAGCACAAAACCGTTCCGATACTCTTCGAGAATGTGCGTGCCTTCGATATGCACCGGAGCCACAAGGAAGCTGCGCGCCACGATGCGGCCATCCTTGCGACCGACGACAACGATGGAATTGGGCGGAGGCACAAATCCATCGGCAAAGCCAGCCAGGTCGGCGCGTTCGGCCGCGGAGAGTGTTGAGAAAACCATCAGAAGCTGTTCAGCCCCACGCGCCGCCAGATATTCAAACCTACGCAGAGGTAAAGCCAGTTGGAGTCGAACGCGATCGTCCCCGGCTGGCCCGGCGAAGCGCTGCTCACGGGGATCGTCGCCGTGATCTGCACCGAAGCGTTGCCGGCGTTTTCGACCTGCTGCAGCCACACCGTGTGCGGCCGGGAAATTCCCGACTGGTTGGTCGGCGGTGCCTGCCGCTTGGAATTCGCGCCCTTGCCGGCACTCACGGTCGATTCGTCGATAAACGGTGTCTTCACCGGAAACGGCGAAATCAGGGCGTTGCGTTGAATTGTGTTGCTGGCCATCAGACTCCTGTTCCCGGCTGGACCTGCAAATATGCGTCGACAATCCGCCAGCCCACCGGATCGCTGCAGCGCATTCTGTAAATGCGATCGCGCGTAGTGCCGAGCCGCAACCACCGCGAACGGTTCTTGTACTGCCCGGCTTGCCCGATGCCGCGGGTGTGGATGTTCGACCAGGTTTGACCCGAATCATCCGACCACTGCAGCTGAATTTCCGGCGCGCGCGGATTGCCGTCACCATCCTCGAGCGGCGGAATGGGCCCCAAGCCTGGCTGCACGAAGATCTGCAGCTCGAAATGGGTCTGGTATTTCTGCTCCTTCGAAATGTGCGGCGCTACGCGCTCGCGAACGATGACGTTGCCGTTGTCGTCGCAGAACGTCCAGGTGCCTGCGGTCAGAACCGGGACGTGCGCTTCATACACTTTCGCGCTGGCCCAGTCGCCCACCAGGTGCTTCCCGAAATTGAAGGTGTGGTTCTGATAGCGGGCCGCGCCCTGCCGGCCGAGAGCGGCGAGCCAGTAGCCTCGCTGGTGCCACATCCCGGTGATGACGTCGTAAGCCCAGGTGATCCCGGCCGTCGGGAAGTAGACAATCCAGAAATAGTGCCCCTGGTCCTGCATGGTGAGCGCAACCGCGTCATCGATCCGCGAGTAACTCTGCCAGGCGGTCTCGATCGCATGGTTGGTGACTCGCTGCGGCGTATAGCCATTGGCCATCCAGCCCACACCGTGCCCGCGTTCATCCGCGCCAACCCAGAAAACCGTGTTGTACAGCAGCGACGTGGCGTTCTCGGCCGCGGCGCCCTGGTCCATATCGCTGCCGGGAATGACGTCGAAGGGAAAAATGTTCCCCGAGTCGTAATAGAAAACCGCTTTCGTATCGCTCGCAAAAAAGATTTGCCGATGCACCACTGCCATGGTGACGATATTGTCGGGAAAAACGGAAACGATCGCCGAACCGTTGGTCACCCAGTCCGTGGCATCGAGTGGCGCAGAAACAAAGAACTCTTTCGAATCCTTAATCGTGAGCAGGAAGAAATCGTCGCAAACGCCCGCCTGGGCCACGGGATTGCCGAACGTCACCGGGTCGATCGCCGTCAGCGTATTAGCCTGCAGATCGAATACGTAGGCCGTGCCGGCACTGGCCAGCAGCAGCTGCTGCGGCGTCGCCGCCATGGTCACCGGCTTGGCGTCGTTCTCGACCGTTCCCCAGTTCGTGTACGTGCCGTTGGCCAGGACTTCGTCGAAATCTCCGCCCGAGACGACGAAGGTGCGACCGGTAATGCTGATTTCGCCGCGCACCGGGCCGTTCTGCACCACCGCCTGCAGGCCACCCGCATACTCGAAGATCCCGATCGAAACGCCCGACGAAAGATTGAGCGCGCTCGATTCAATCGTTGTGGCTCCCCCCTTCGCCGATGGGCAAAAATAAATTCCAATTTCGCAGCCGGTATTCGCGAGGTTGACGACGCCGGCGACGCGGGTAAAAACGTCGCCCCGGCTCGATGTCCAAGTCGCGCCGCTCGCCCCGTTGCCGTCGAGATTCCCGAGCGACATCACCACGATCAGCGGGTTTCCCGCGGTAACGGGATTTGTAAACGGAAGGTTTTGCGGCCCGACAACCGCGCCCGAAATGTTTTGCGTCTGGACGAGCGTGGGAGCGCTCGCGCCGACGACCTTGAACAACGCAACGATCGCTGCCCATGCGTTCGAAGTGGACGTCGTGGCCGCGCCGGTGAAGGGGCCATTGCCGAAGTCTTTATAGACGTTCGACATGCCGGTCAGCGTCGACCAGGTCCCGCCAGGCAAACCGGCGTTAATCGTTGCCGTACCGAAGATCGCAAAACTCGGCGTCGACGACGGCGCGACGGCCGCAGTCGTGAGCGCCGTTCCAACGCCGGAATTGGGCGCGGACGCCTTGTCGAAGGCGCTTAGCCCGTCGACCCCGGCCTGCACGGTACGCTTCAGGTCGACGAAGGTCTTCAGCCCAGGCGTGGGATACAGCATGATCGGCGCATTGCCGGCGCCGCTTTCGTCGACTTCCGGATAAAAATTGATGGCTGCCTGGTTATCGGCCGAGATGCTTTGCGATTTATACGACGGTCCAACGAAGGCGAAACGGCTCATCGCGGCGGCACGCTCTGCCCATTCAGCCAGTTGAAATAGGTGCGATTGCGGCTGCCGCGTGGCAAGCCGGGATCGCGGGTGATGATCATCGGCGAATCGGAATTCAGCTCTTTGATTTTTGCGCGGGCATTGCTGGCTTGCGCGCGAAGCCCGGGATCGATCTCCCGGCCGTAGCCCGGACAAACGCTTTCGGCGAGCGAATAGGTCACGCCATCCTGGTAGCCCTGCGGAAGAAAAAACGTGTAATCGAGGCTCGAAAGGTCGGCCAGCAGCGACTGCACTTCCAGTTCGAGGCCGTAGTTGGTCGTCTGCAGCGGCCACAGATACAGCGAACCATTCGGAAAATCCGCGGAGTAGTACAAATCCGTCGGAATGGTCGTGGGCACGGTCGGCACCGAATTCGCCGACCACCAGTCGCCGCCGGGCTTGTTGTTGTGAACGACCAGCGGCACTTTGACGATGGGATCGACGTTATTGAGCACGATGTTCGCGTTCAGGATCTTCGTCGGCCGGGTCACCGGGAGCGCGTAGTTCGGCGGGATGACGTCGGTGTACACCGCCAGAGCGCCGTTTTCCGCCTCCGGAGCGATGTCCGCATGCGTGACCGCGACCTGGAAAGAAGTGGGAGTCGCGGCGATGACCTGTTCGCCGGTGATGTTGAAGACCGGATTGGTGCAGTTGTAGACGTCTGCAAAATCGCCTACCGAGAACGAATTCTTCGCGAGATAGGTAACTACGTTGCCGGTCAGCGAAGCCTGAGTGATGGGCGCCGCCTGGCCGATCGTCAACGGCTGGACGTTGGGAACGAGAATGAATTCGAGAAACGAATTGGCGAAGATGGTCAGGTCATCGGCGTTCCAGAGGTCGAAAAGCCGTCGCGCCTTGCGCAACCCCCACGCCATGTCCTCGGAAGACGGAGTCTCCCCAGCGGCAAAGATGCCCGCCTCTAAATAGGCGTCGGTTATTAAATCACGCATCGTAATCGGTGGCATTTCAGAGGCACGCTGTCATACGAGTTGGATGAAGGCACGGCTGGTTTGCAGCTGCTGCGGCGTCCTTTTCGAGCACGACGAAACTCTCCCCTGCTGAAAAATCGGACTAGCTGAAGGTCACGCCGACGGAGTTGCGCACCAGCCAATTGCCGTTGTAGGCCTCGGCGATAAAGCCGGCGGCAGGATTCGCCGCGAAAGTGGCTTGATTGGTATGCCCGGCGCCATCGAGAAGGTGTCCAGTGCAGGTCACGGTATGCGCATGCGCCGTGGCCGAGCGTACCTCAATGAGCTTGCCGTCATCCGAGCCCGCAATCGGCGCGGAAAGCACCAGGGCCAGCACGCCACCATCGTAGGTGATCAGCCGGCGGCCGGGAAGACTGCCGTTGATGGCCGTCTGGGCAGCGGTTTGGTGCTGGAGGTAATCGCCGACGAGCAGCGCATCGCCCGCTTCGCGCGTAAAGGCACCTTTGGGAACTTCGTACATATGCCGTTCTCCCTCTTCAAAAAGATTGGGGGCGAGCCGAAGCCCGCCCCGTATTGCCTTACGCTACCCTCGACGGGATCCACTTACTCGTCGCTGCGTTGTACGTGAACGTGACCGAACTGAGCGCGGAAGTGGCCGTGCCCAATACGGAGATATTGCCGGCTGCGGTCCAGGTGAGACCGGAGCCCGACCCGGTGAACTCGATGGTGATCTGGTCCCCATCGGAAGCACCGACAGGAACGTTGATCGTCACGAGCGCGGTCGTTCCGCTGAACTGAAAGTAGGGTCCTGCGGGAGTGATCGTCGCACCGGTCTGGGCGGCGGAGAGCCCTGTTTTGAGCGTCGAGATCTGAGGGCCGAAACCTCGCACCCAGGTCCCTGTCACGCTCGAACAGAAGGCCTGCGCCCCCGTCCTCGTGTTGATTGTTGGCTGTGCCGGCACCGCTTCCGGCGGCGACTTCGGCGCCGATGTACTGCAAACGCCCGACGGGTCGTAGTTGAGAAACGCCGCCGGTGCGCCTGCGAGCACCATGGCTCCCGACGCATGCGTTGCCGCTTGCGTACCGCTGACACCCCGCAAGCCACAGACCTGGCCCGTCGTCGAATTGACCGACGTGACCTGAATCAGTTCGCGATCGATGTAAACGTCGGTCGCGTTCGTATTGGTCTGGACGGTGATGCCCGAAGTGCTGGCGACCGTGAAGCACGTAGTGCCGTAGCTGAGCTGCGCCGACAGACTCGTCTGCGTCAGCGTGTATTGCTGCGCCTCGGCCAACATCGGCACGAGGCACAGCGCGAGAGCGAGAAATGCGAGCTTTAGATTTTTCATGTTCGTCTTTTTCTCTCTTTCGTTTCCGGGTTAGCTGCCCAAAATGCGGACGCAGCAGTTATCGGCATACATGGCGCCGAAGCCGTAGACAATGTCCCAGCGGTTGATCATTCGCGATTGAACGCCGTCCCATACGCGCACAAAGCGCAGGGCGATACCGGTCTCCGGATCGCGCGCCTGGGAGATCACTTCGACCGCTTCGGGCGATTCGAGCTTGACGCTCACCAGGGCAAAGGCATCGGGATGCAGCGCGAGGTTCTGCGCGCCCGAAGCACCATTGGGATTCGGTGTCCCCGGGAACAGGGTGAGAGTGGCGGTGTCCGCAGGCAGCGAATCAACGTTCTGATACTGCGAACCGGGGCCGTACAGCGTCGGCGAAATGGGCACGGTGACGGTGTTGGCCGTCGCAGTCACATCCGCGGTGATGACGAAGGTCTTTGCCTGGACGTTCGGCGCCTCGTAGGTTTCCGGGTTGACGTAGTTCACGTTCTGGATGGCGAACACGTCGCCCTTGTGGAACGTGTCCCCGTTGGTGCAGTTGAGGTTCAGCGAAGAACCCGACTGCCCCGGTCCGTTGATGGTAACCGCGCCCTGCCAGGTGCCGGCCGTGTGTCGCTTGATGGACATCGAGCTGTACCAATCGAATCCGTTGAACTTTCCGAGGGAGCCCTGCTTGAAGGCCCGGGAAATTTCACTGGAAGGATTGAAGTACGTCTGAATGCCGGGAATAACCGCAGTCGCGACCGACGGCGCAAGACACACACCGCGCTCGCCTCCCGGCGGGCATGCCAGCTGCTCGAGGACCTGCTGGGCCTGCATAAAGACCGTGGAGTTATTCGGGTCCACTCCCAGCTGTCCCACGATGTTGTTGGCGTTCTGGTAGGCGAAGAGCGCGGCATCGGAATCGACCTGCTGCGCGAGCTTCGCCGCGGCGGGTTCGAGATATTGCTTCGAGATTTCCGCCTCGGAGCGCTCCATTTCGAGCGCTTTTTCCACATCGTCCCACTCGAAATCGATGCCCTTGATCAGGTTGCAGTTGACCGTGGTGGTGATGCGGTTGATGGGTTGCGGCTGATAGCCGAGACCGTTGCGGACGGTCCAGCGCTGCGGCAACTTCACCTGGACGGAGCTGCCAACCGCGAAGGACTGGTTGAACTGCTTCATCCATTTGGTATCGAAAAACTGGGCGACCTGAAGCTTGTTGACCAGCAGACGCAAAGCTTCCGGCGCGACCCAGTTGCTAAAACTAAACTGGTTCGCCATTTGGCTGACTGACCTTTCTAGGGCTATGCCCTAGGCGCGTCGGTCAACGGGTTCCAAGGCGTTCTTTGATATCGCGGCGGTTCGCGGCGTCTTTGAAACGCCGAAAGGCTTCTTCGGAAACGCTCGGATTGTCGCGGACGGCCTTTTCTACGTCGTCGACGGCAGAAGTGCCCCGGCCGCCGATATCTGTGGCGGGTGGAGGCGTTCGTTTGGGTTCTTTCGGTGGGGTTTCCTTCGGCGTGTGTGCAGACGTCTGCACGGGTTCGCCGGCGAGCTTCGTTTCGAGCTTGGTGAGTTCGCGCGCGGCCTGGTAGGGATTCAGCGTGGCATAGCGCTCGAGGTCCTCGGGATGCTTCCCGAAGTGATACAGGATCTCGGCGCCCAACTCGGAATCCAGAATGAAACCGTCAACGACGGAGCCTCTCCCGATGCGCTTGCCCGGACCTTTTTCGCGGTCCAGGGCGACTTCGGCGAAATCCGCATGCTTCTCGGAGGCCTTGTCGACGCGTTCCTTCCAGGATTGCTCGATCCTGCGGTTCTGCTGCTGCACGGTCTGCTCGCGCTGCTCTTTGGCGAGGTCTTCCCGAATTTCGCGCTTGGCTTCGGCTTTCAACCAGGCGTCGCGGGCGTCCTCGTAATCGTTCCACTCTTTATACTTCGGCGTCCCATCGGCGTTTTTGTCGTCGGGACGCGGCCGCGGTTCAGGCTTTTCCTTGCGCTCGGCCGGTGGCGGCGGTGGTGCGGCGGCTGCCGGCTCGGTTTTTGGTTGCGCACTGCCGCCTTTGCGAAGCCGTTCAATCTCGGCTTCCTGCTGGCGTGCCAACTCGCGCAACTCCCGATGCGACATGCTGCTCACGCCCTTCTTGCCAGGCGCTGCGGCGGTTGCCGGTTCCCTTGGCTCGCCGCCGTCCGCAGGTTGGTTCTCGGACTTCGGCGTTTTTGCCGCTGCCGGCTTCTCGGCGGGGAGTTCCCCGGTCTTTCTCCAGTTGTCATACTGCACGGGAGAAAGCTTATCGAGCGCGATCGGCGTCGCGGGTGTTTCGGCTGCGGGTGTTTCGACTGCGGGTGCGGTGGTGACCGAAGTTTCGGTTGCCATCGAAAATTACGCTCCTGCCCCGGCGCCGTTATTTCCCGGTTGGGGCGAATTCTGTGCTTGGGCGGCAGCCAGCTGCGCCGTGGCATCAGCCTGTTCTTTGGCGTGAGCCTGGTCGGAAGCCTGCATGCCCGCTTCGTGGGCTTGCTGATGAAATTGCGCCCACATGTCCTCGACAAACTTCACGCGCTCTTCGATCGACTGCGCCTTGGTGTTGATTTCCGCCACGGTCAGCTGCGTCTCGCGATCGATCAGGCTCTGCACCAGCCGGCCTTTGGTCTCGATAACCTTGGCTTTCTTTTCGAGCGTCAGGTTCTGCACTTCGGTCTGCAGCTCGGCGATCATGGCCTGGTATTGCTGCAGCTGGCCCTGCGCCTGCGCGAGCTGTTGCGTCGCCTGACCCTGCGGATTCTGAGGATCGAGCAGCTCGGCCATTTCGTCACCGATCGGGCCGACGTTCTTGAGCTTAATCAGCAGCGCGAGCAGCTTGGCCTTGACCGCAGGATCGAGCTGCATGCCCTCGAGTTCGGGGATCATGGTGTCCACGAAGTGGTTCGCGAGGTCGCGCTCGCTTTCATAGCTCGGACCCGTGGAAATCGTTACTTCGTGCTCGCCGGCGGTGAGGTCGAGATTCACCGGCTGCCCGTCGGCATCCGTCGACGGGGCGTTGATCTTGGTGCTGCGATGCTGGCCCTTGCGATCGCGCACGCCAATTTCGCGGCCTTCCTGGTGATACACGTGCGGAATCAGGTCGTTGATGATTCGGCCGTTGTGTTCCAGGCCCATTTCGTATTTATCGATGTAATGAAAACTGCCGCGATCCTCGTTGGCGTCGATCTGCTTCAGCGCCACGCCCGATTTGTCGTTCAGCCGCTGCGCATTCGTCGGCAACGCCGAAAGGCCGAGCGCCGCTTGCACCGCACGGCGAGAAGATTCGCGGGCGGCCTCGAGCGCCGCAATCTGCGGTTCATACGCGGGGCGTTGGGGCGCCGGCAGCACCTGCCCACCCGTCGCTTCGGTGATGGCTTTGTACTCGAGGTACGCCACCGGCTCGCTGACCGCTTTTTGCCAGTTGTCCGGTTTATGGAACTGCCCAACCACGCCAACCCAGGGCGTCTTCGGCGTCATGCCGATGACTTCCGCTTCGCAGGTGGCCAGGTAATTCACCATCATCAGCGGATCGCGCGCCAGGCGCACCAGGCTCATCAGGATGCGCTTCGGCCCAGAGCCATCGTTGACGTACAGCTCCTTCCCGGTGAGCCAGACAATCGGAATGTACTTGCCGGGCTGCGGATTCTTTTCGAGAATCTCGACGCCGTTGGTGATGTATTGCACGATCGAACGCTCCTGCACCTCGCGTTCATCGAGCAGCTTCTTGGCGTCCTTTAGGCTTTGGTAGCTTTCGCCCTCCGGCAGTTCGTCCTCGAAGAGCGAAATCACCGGCTGGTCGTCGGCGACGCGCACCTGCAGCAGAAGGCGCTTCTTGAATTCGACGCGCCAGTATTCGGCGACCTGGATCTGGTCTTCCTTGATCCACGCCGGGGCATCCGAAAAATGCACGCCCGCAAAGTCGGTGATCTGCGCCTTGGGGTAGCGCCGCTTGTATTCTTTACGCGGGACGAGATCCAGCAAAAACCAGAATTTCGCGTCGCTGTAGTCCGCTTCCTTGCAGTCCGGATCGGGATAGCTCGAATCCGGATTGGGAATCGGCACAATGCGAATTTCCTGGTCGAAGCTTTTGTCGCTGACGTAGCGGCGAACAATCTTCCAACCGCCATAGGAGCGGTTGAGCATGTTTTCGAAGGCGGCGCAATAGGCGGCCTGCGCGTTCGACTTGTATTCAATCTCACGAATCAGATCGCCGCGCAACCTTGCAGTTTTGTCGTTGGCGCCGAATCCCCGCGGCACCACTTCCACCGCGCGTTCGTTTTGCCGGATGTCGTTGATGATCTGATTCGCGTATTGCGAATACTCATCCATCACCAGGCAGGGCCGGCCGGCCTGCTCGCGGCGCAGGCGATCGGCCTGGGACCAGGGATCGCCCGACACATAGAGCATGTCGGTCTTGGCTTCGTCGCGAACGTCTTTCCATTGGTCCTGGCAATAATCGAAGCGGTCGCGGATTTCCGCGAGCAGCGCTTCGTCGCCGGTCAGGTTTTCTTCAGCGGTGTCGCGGTCAGGCATTGCGTTGCAGGTGAGGGTGCGCGTCTACGCATCGAATACAAACAAAGCTGTCGCATTGGTCGCACTTCACGGCCAGTTCGTGGGCTGGCACGCCGTTCTTGCAGTCGGCGCACTGCCCCTGCGCCGGTTTGCCGCGCTCCGCCTCGAGCTTCGCGGATTGCTCGGCCATCATGTGCCGCAGAGCTTCGGACAACAGCACGCGGCGAAACGGCCGGTGATGGCCGTTGCTATGGGGTTGAAAGCCACGCGGCGTGGTCTGGTTCGGCCGTTTAACCGGCTTGCAGCGGCCCATTACGAGTGCTTTTCTTTGTCCCAGATTTTCGTCGAAGCGCCGGCGGCCAGAGCCGCATCGCGCTCTTCGTATTCCACGTCGCCTCCTATTTGTCCTCGATCACAAAGAATTTTTTGTCAGGGTCTTTGCCCATGACGCAGGCCACCGGCTTGTTCCAGACCGTCGTCCGCCTTCCGCCTTGGCCCATCGGAACCAGGAAGGTGTATCGCATGCCGTCAAAGCGCAGCGGCGCTTGGTCGTGCTCGGCGAGGAATTTCTTGAATTCCTCTTCGGTCAGCTCGCGCTTCGTGCAATGCCTCACAGCAGATCCGTAACGCCGCGATGCACGCGGGCCTTCTTTTTTCCACGATCGCGAACGACGGCATTGGCCTGGCGGATCGCCGAGCCTTCGGATTGCCCGCGGCTCAGTGCGGAATTGGCGACGTCGCGCCACTGCCGCTTGGCCACGGCCGACTTCGCTTTCTTGGTGTGGCGGCTGGCGTCGCCGGGCTTCCAGGGCATGCCTACTCGGGCTCGCTGCCTGCCTTATCCACGTCATTCTTGTTGCCCATGTCGTCGTTCCACGACATGCCGGTGTGGTCTTCGATGTGATCGCGGAACTTCTCACCGTCGCCCTTACCGAATTCGTGCAGCTCCATGGGGTGTTCGTAGCTGGTGAAGTGATGCTCGACGCGCACCCCGCCGCCCATCGAGGGATGGATGCGAATGTGTTCCAGCACCTTCTTCGGCTTTTTGACTTTCGGCTCCATCGGCATCTGCGCTGCCCGAGCCAATCCGCCCTTGTTCATTACGTCGTCTCCTTCGCCCTGTATCTGAGGCACCAACCCGTGGATTCGATGGGACCCATCACCGTGCGGCAGCGCGGCGCTCCGCCCTGTGCGGCGCGAATGTAATTCCGGCAGTTGCCGCAGCGTTCTTCGGACTTCGACTGGCTGACGTACTGGACCACCTGGTGCGTGACTTTTTGCGCGAGCGGCAGCTCGTGCTCGGCGGCCCAGTTCATTTGCCCAGGACGCGATTCGCTTTCGCACGAATCTTCGCCGCACTCGCCGGCGACAAATTGCCCTTCTTCACCTGCTGCGTCGCGCGAGCCTTCGCGTTGGCCGCCCGCGCGCGGGTATCGACGGGATATTTGCGCTGGCCCGGAAGGCCGAAGTCGCTCTTCGGCAAGCTGGCCCGCTTTTTGGCGGTGATGTGATGCGTTGCTTTGAGCACCGACGAGATTCCTGTGTGCACTTTCACGCCGCCCTCCACACCCGCAGAATCTTGGCCCACACAAAGCGCGGCCAGCCGTTCTCGCGGCCGGCAACAACCAAGCGCATGCGCTCTCCGAAATACGGCAACGGCATGGTCATCCCCATCGCGATGGCGGCCGATACGGCTTCTCGGCCGTCGCCGGCTCCGGAGGCGCAACGGTCTGCGCGAACGTCAGCGCCAGCGCGTCGCCATCGTCCGGAGAATCCAGCCCGCGCTTCTTCATGTCTTTTTTGCTTTCGAGTTGAACCCGCACGCGGTTATCGAGCAGGAAACCCGGCCCGGTCAGGTCCATCTCCAGCTGCGGCTCTGCGTCAATCGCGCCGGTCAAGAGCCACTCCTTCATCCGGCCCCACATAAAATCGCGCATGAAGCGATAGTGCTCATCGGGCGAATCCGCCCCGAAGTTCACTTCGATCACGTTGTGGTGGCCGAGCTGCCGCAGCCTGGCTCCCACCGCGCCGCTGATGCCGGCGGAATCGATGAACATCGTGTGGATGCGCTTGCCGTCGAAGTCTTTGTTCAGCAGCTCCGACAACTTGACCACCATCACGGCGCTGTCGCGCGTCTTTTCCCCGGGAATGCGCAGCGGCTTAATCGTACGGGCATCTTTGCCGCGCCGGAAGCGCACCACGTTGTCGTCCTCGCCGCCCCAGGCGAGGTCCACGCCGGCAATCAACGGTTCATCGTCGAGCACCGCGACTTCGCGCTTTTGCGCCTGCGTCACACGGTCGAGATCGATGAACTGCGAATCATCGGCGCGCGGCGGAATGCCCTTGACACGCACGCGAACGAAATCGCTGTCTTCCCCTTTGTCCGCGATCCACTCGGCAATCAGCTCTTTGTTGCTGAACGCGCAGTTGCGCGAATCGATCGAGCGCGTCTTCCAGCGTTTGCGCTCTTCGCCGAAGGTAACTTTGTGGAACGCCCCGCGAGAGCGCGTGGGGTTGCCAAACGCGAAGATCATCGGTTCGCCGTCGGTCAATCCACCTTCGGCTACTTCCCAGATTTTTTCCGGGATCGCGCTGGCCTCGTCGAAAATGTAAAAGCTGGTCGAGTCCGCGGCGTGCTGGCCGGCAAAGGCTTCGGAGTTTTCTTCCTTGCAGCTCTGCGCCGAACAAAACCACGACTCGCGAAACGCCGGATGGTAAATCTTATCGCCGGTGCAAATGAACCAGTGCGCGGTGATGCAGCGCTTGGTCCAGGTCTGGATCGCCGACCAGGTGCGCGTCGTCAGCTGCTGGAAGGTATTCGCGGTGACCGTGCCCTTGCAGTGCGGCCGCGTGGACATGATCCAGTTGACCACCCAGGCCACCAGCGTGGACTTGCCGATGCCATGGCCCGATGCTGTCGTTTCGCGAATCGGTAGCACCGGCTTCGTGCCGTCAAACGCCCGGCGGGCAACCTCTTCGCCGATCTCCCGCAGAAACTCTTCCTGCCAGAGGTCCGGGCCGGGATATTTCTCCAGCGGTCCTGGCTCGCCCCAGGGATAGGCCATGCGCACGAAACGCAGCGGGTCGGCGTAGCACTTCGCGACCTCTGCGGCAAGAAGCAGGTCGGCGTTTTCCGCCATGCCCTACGCCGCGGAGATACGCCGGCGGCCGGCTTCCAACCGTTCGAGCACCCCGGCCTGCACCGTCAGGTCCACGGTATGCGATTCCTTCAGCTTTCCGTAGGCGCGCTCGGCGAGTACCTGGAACACGTACGCGTTGCCTTTCAGCAGCGCTTTGACCATAGCCTTGTAAATCACTTCCTCGTTGCCCTCGAACACGTTGCGGGCAAGATTCGCGGAAGTATCTTTCGGGCGGCCACCGGGATTGCCGGAGACGCCTTTGGGCCACGGAGCAATGAGGTTCCGGCGCGAATTCGGATGACTGCCGCGACCAGTCCATTTCCTTGACTCTTCCGGTATTGTGACCGAGAGTCTCTTCTGGGCTTCCTTCGATTCCTCGATTTTTTGTGCTGTCCGCTTCACTGCCGACTCCTCGTGAGCCCGAGCTGCGGGCTCCGCATTGGCCTAAGCCTGAAGTTGTAGCTTCTTTCCTGCCACCAGACGCGCAATCAAACCTTCCGGCGTCTCCAAAATCTCCGTATAGTTCCGTCCATCCGGTTCCTCGACGAGGAACGAGCCCGGCAAAATCCGCTTCGCTTCGCTGTCGAACGGCCGCGAAGGCGTGAAGTTCTGCAGCGCTTTCAGATCGCGCCCGATGGTCATGTACTCCGGTGCCTGCGGAGAGCCGAAGCGCAGAGTCTTGCGGATGCTCTCGCCCACCTTCACCCAGGTCGCCTGTCCGGTCTCCACCAGGACGCGCGCACGCTTCAAGCTCACGTGGAAACGTGGCTTCGTGTTTTCGTCGACGAATCGGGAAAAAACTGCGATTGAATTGGGCATGGGGGGTTCGCTGAAACCAAAACCATTTCGCCATTTCGGGCGACTGATTTCGGACCCGCCGTGCCGGGATTTGCTGAACTGCCTGCACGGTGCCACCGCTTCCCGGGTTGAGCGAGAAGGTTTTCAAGGCCTTCTCGCTCGGATGTGCCTCGAAGTGGCTGTTAGGAGTTCACCTTGGGGCTTTCGTCGGGCTTCGTCAATAGAAAACCGGAGGTCGAGCCGAGGGTGGGCTAGCGGTAGGACAAAATCTTCATTTCCGGTCAGCGGAAGCGTTCGATGCGCTCGCCGGGAATCGAACTCCGTCCTCGATGGGTACCAGGCCGCTGACGAATGCTTCAGCTCATATCCCGTAGAATTCCAACGCCCTTTGCACTCTGTCCATCGGCCACCCGTTCTCCCGTAACCGCTGCAAAAAGCCGAGCTTATCGCCGCGGCAAAGCAGCCGATCCGCGCCAATCTTGATTCCGTGGCACACGCGCTGCAGACACATCAGGTTCACGCGGTCGTGCGGGTCCATCCCAGGCGCGAGCTGCAGAATCAATCTTTCCGCTACCAGGTGATCGACTGCCCCCACGTAGGTCACATACACGTTCGTGCCGACGATTCGCCGCTCGACGCATTCCGCGCCGCAATGCTCGCAGCGCCCCAGCACAAACTCTTCACGGGCGTCGCTCCAGCCGCGTTTTTTCGGCTTTTGGCCGTACCACTTTGAGCTTCCGCTTGATGCGCTCTTCGGTGCTGAAGCGATAGCCGCAGCTGAGACACTTTTTCCGTCGGTAGTCTTGGATGTCATATTTCCGTTTTTTTTCAACCCTGTGCTGCTCTCTCCCACACTCCGGGCACTTCATTCCCTCAGGCCTCCGTCCGCTGCTCCCGTCTTTCCCTTCCCCGCCTCAAATACATGCTCGTTTTCGCCAAGTGAAGTACCGAAGTGTGATGGCGGCCGAGCGCGCGCCCGATCTGCGGATAGGAAAACCCGCGCTGCCTTGCTCGCTCGACGATCACGCGGCGCACCGCCACGAGCTGGGCCTGGTTACCCTCCGACAACAACGCCCTGGGGTTCACGCCGGATTCTTTACACGCGGTCCCGATGATCTCGAGGAGGGATGGCAACGTGCCCGGCAGGCCCCAGGTCCTGGCCTTCTCAGGGTCCAGCATCGCCTGCGCAAAGCGCGCTCGCACCCGCGCCCGGCATCCGTCGCAAAGCTCCCCGACGGCATTGAGCACGGTTTCGAGTGGGATCATCTCCGGGCGCGATTTCATGCGTCGGCCTTCTTCCCTTCGTCGAAGACGATCATCGGGATGTTGAATTGCCGGCGCAGCACTTCCACCGCCACGCGCATGGAGGTTTCGTTGACCGGCAGGCCTGCGCTTTCGAGAAACGCCGGCAAGCTGATGTGCAGCAGGTTGTTTTCGTCCCGCCAGGCGTAGCTGCACTCGCTGAGGGCGTCGCGGGGAATCATTGCTGCGCACCTGGCACCGCCTTGGCCCTCGCGAGAGATGGCAATTTGCTCAGCGGCGGAACGCCCAGGGACTTCATCGCCTGACCCACGCGCAAGCGCTCCGGTGCTATCAGTTTTTCCCAGCGGTCGCAACGGGCCATGGTGATGAAGCCGGCGGCTTCGAGTTCGGCGGTGACCACGTCGACTTTGCGCAGCAGCGTCGACCCATTGGCGAGGCGGTCTTCGACAGTGACTTGGGCGGGTTTATGCATGCTCTGCCCCGGAAATTTCGCCGAGTTCTTTCACGCCGACGGTGAAGTCTGGCGGCAGTGGAATTTCCTGCTTGGTGGGCTTCCACAGGTGCAGGCAGGTGGCGTGATTGCTGATCCATCGCGAGCGCGGCACGTGCAGCTGAATCACCGTCTCTTCGGCATCCCAAAAGAGATCCTTGACGAAACACATCTCGCGCCAGTTCGGCGTATATTTAACGGCCGAGACGCTGACGTGCTCCCAGAAAACGCCAAGACTTTCGTCGCCGGCGCTGGCGATGATCAGTAGGCTGCGGCCGCAAGGACCGGGCAACCGGAAAGCGCCATACTGTTCGCCAGGCAAAGAAGCGTAAGGGCCGGACGTGATGCGCCAGCGTTCGAGATCGGGAGAGAGATTCATAGAAACGCCCTCATGCTCATCGCGACGGTCACATCTTCCGCGCGGATCGGAAAACCCTCTTTGTCGATCGCATCGGCCACCGCGCTGCGGCGTTCGTTGAACTTCACGACGATGAAGTCGATCAGTCGATCGCGCTGGCCAGGATTCATCCGCTTCACGTCCAGGCGGTAGACTTCCACTTTCTCGGGGCCAAGCTGCGCTTCGACCGAATTCGGCGACGTGATGGGAACATCGTCGTCATCGAGGATGTGACGCCAGTCGACGTAGCGCGGCGAGGATTTCACCAGCGTGGCCCAGAACAGGCGTTTGTCGTTTCTCATTTCTGCTGCGTCTCCCGTCGCGTGACCTCTTGCTCTTCGCGATATTTTCGGAGGTCGATCAGCACTGCGTAGGCCAGTTCCAACGGCGCCTTAACAACTTGGGTGATGACGTGAACGATGCCCGCATCGCTTTCGGCCGCCTCGGCGCAATGCAGCAGGTTGTTGCCGAGCTCGCGCGCGCCGGCCACGTCGAGCTGGCAGGCCTTGCCGTCCCACATCACCTGAACCATGCCTTCCTTGGTCCGCTCGCTGACGATCGACGACACCAAAAATTCGCCCATCACTGACCGCCTTTCGGGTTGGGTAGCCGCTTCCCTGTGCCGCCGCAGTAGCGGCAGGCTTTCACGACGCCGTTCACCGTGTTTTTGCCTTCACCGAGACAGACTCTGCAGGTGCTCATGAGTCCGAATCTCCTTCGTCGTCCGAATCGTCGCGAAAATCCCGCCAGGTGTGGTCCACGCCCGCGACGGTCGCGTGGTGCTCCCCGCGATGGCCCTTGCCGAGATCGCACACCGCCCCCGCGCGGAAGAACTTTTCGCTGCATTGCTCTTCCGCGCTTTTGCGTTCGGAGCGGAGGCCTGCGCGGGAAGTCATTGCCGGCCGTCGAGCGCGATCGAGGCGTTGGCTGTCATCACCGTTTCGCGCAGCTTGCGGATCGCGTCGCTCTGGTCCGCGCAGGCCGGAGTGTTCTGCAGCAACACCGTCGCGAAATACTTCGCCGCAGTGCGGATGGCTTCGTATTGCGTCAGCTGGCGTGCGTTCGGCGCGTGATAGGTGAACAGGTGATCGAGGTCGAAGCCTGGCGCGCGGCCGAGCCGCGCGCCGCTGACTTCGCAAACTTCATCGCGAAACGGATCGGGCGACGCATTGCGTGCGAAGCGCCGCTTGAGCTCCTGTTCCAGACTCGACGTGCTGAACGACTCTACTGCTGTCTCTCTATCTGCTGCCATTTCCTTCACCTCGTTTCGAGAATTTCTTTACAGCTCAACCGATAACGTTGCAGATGTTGCTCAGACTTACCAGCTCTCCATCGTTCATGGTTTCCTCCGAAAGATTTGTGCTGCAGGATTGCGCTACGCCGCCTTTTTCTTCGGCTTGCTTTCGCCGCTTTCTTCGCTGGCTTTACAGCCGTCTGCGATTTCCCGGGTTTCTTGGCCTTCTTCCCGGCCAGGGCTTCGTTGTGCCGCTTCTCGATCTCCGAAACCTTCACGCCCTCGAGCTGCGCGAATTCATTGAGCAGCTTGCGGTCAGCGCTGCTGTCGCTGTCATACGTGGCGACCAGCAAAGTCGGCGACGCGGCTAGCAGCAATATCCAGCGCACCAGCTCCGCCGGCGACTTCGCAGCATTCACCCGGGCCTTGATTGCGCCGCCGAAGTCCTTGGTCGCTCCCCAGGAATTTTTCGTGATCTTGGGCTCGATGCCCATCGCCTTCGCAAAGAGTGCCTCGGCGTCATGCCACATGCGATCGAGCACGAACTTCGCCAGCATCTGCCAGTGCGCGGGCTTGAGCTTGTCGATCGGCTGGACCGTGCGTTCGGCAATCGCGTGGAGGATTTTTCTCCGCAGTTCCATCTCGTTGCGGCGTTTTTTCTCCTCCTTGAGCTGCTTTACGCGGTAGGGGTCCGATGTTCCGGCGTTGGTCTCACGCGCCTGGCGGCCGTGCGTTTTGCATTTCGTGTCGCGGCAGATGGAGAGTGTTTTCCCCTGGCTGCGGCCGTCGACGACGATCGCCTTTTCGGCCGCTGGACACTTCGCATCTTTGTGCTCGAATTCCTGCCAGAGGTCGCGCGACAACGCGCCGGCGATCTTCGGCTTGCCGTATTCGCCGACAAGCTGCACCAGCGGCTTCCCGTCTTTCTTCGCGCTCGCGAGCTGCAGCTGAACGAAGGCGTCCGCCTTTTTGTGGAAGCATGCCGAATCGGTGCAGGTGTCTTTCTTCTTCACGTCCGCGAAAAGCGCCGGCGCGAAACCCGTTCTCTTTGGACAATCGACGCAGGACACGATCCCGGGCACCAGGTTGTCGACATCTTTCGGGAACGCCGCGCTGTGCAGGTCGAGGAAAATGTTCTGCTGAATCCAATCGCTCAGATCGCGGACGCTCAGTTGGTCGTATGGATCGGTCGCCACGCTCAGGGCTTCTTTTTGCTGCTCGGGCTGCAGACGCGCGATCAGGATGGCGTGACCCGCGGTGATGGCTTCGGCCATGAATGCCTTCTTTGCCGGCTCGATCAGCTCCGCAAGTTTCAGCCGCTGGTAAATATAGCTTTCGCTTTTGCCCACCTTCCCGGCCAGCGCCGCGATCTCGTACTTCCCTTTTTCGAGCAGTGCCTTATAGCCTTCCGCTTCCTCGAGCGGATGCACGTCTTTGCGCTGCAGGTTCTCGATCACCTGGACTTCGAGCGCCTGCGTGTCGTCGAGATCGCGAATCACAACGGGGATTTCCTTCACGCCGGCGGCCTTCGCCGCGCGGTACCGCCTCGCGCCGGCGAGAATCTCGAAGACCTGGCCGCGGCCGTTGTGCACATCGGCATCGAGGACCCGTTGTGGCCGCACCAGCAGCGGCACCAGCACGCCCTTCTCCGCGATGCTGGCCGTCAGATCTGAAAGAGCGTCTTTTGCGAAGGCTCTTCGAGGATTGGTTTTGCTTTCGTGGAGCTGGTCGATTCCGACGATTTCAAACTGGGTGCTACCGGCTGCTGCTCTTTCGGCTTCCATGCGTTGCTCCTGAATTTTTCTGCATAGGGACACACCGCGAAATGCGGCACGTACAAACTCTGCACATCCGTTTTTTCGAGCGGCATCTTCCGGCCGCTGGGCAATTCCCAAAATTCAATCGTTCGCCGGCACTCCCGGCACCTGGTGCGGACGAGGAACTTCCAGCCATCGCGTTCCAGGGCTTCCCAGGTCTCGGGGATCGGCGCGCGGCGCATTTAGAGCTCGATCGCCTGCAGCTGTTCGATCGCGGCGTTCAGCTTGTCGCGCTTCGCGATCAAATCGGCGATGACGCTGGCCAACGGCGAATCGCTGCTGGTTGTAGCAGCGGCCGCGGCTTCGGTGAGTTTGCCGGCGGGTTTCCTCCGCGCCTGGCGCACCGCTTCGCTGGCCGGCTTCGTCCGTGTGCAAATCGTGGGCGTCGAACAGCCGTACTTCTCCGCCAGCGCGGTCGTCGTCATTCCGTCGTCGCGGTCTTTCTGAACCTTGGCCCAATCGATCTCTTTCCGTGCCGGCATAGCTTTCTCCTCCGTGAATTCAACTTCCAAAAGCTTCGCCGGCGCGGCTTGCTCGATCGGCGCCGGCTTTCCGAAGGCCTCCTTGGCCATCTGGGCGAGCGTCTTCGCAGGCCGCGTCTCTGGGTATTTTTCATAGAGGCATTCCTTGCAAAAGTGCTGGCTCTCCCGGAACTGAGTGGCTCTCACCCACTCCGGCGGATTGTTTTTCAGGTGGGACGCGCACCAAATGGGCATATCGGCTACACAGCCTCCGCAAAGTCGGATTCCCTGCACCACGCGACACACCGCTCGATCCACGCCGCGCAGGGACCGGCATGGCTGGCAAACTTTTTCAGCTGGGAGAGGCGGGCGCTCATGCATTTCTCACGTTTCGGCCACGGGCCGGTACTCTTTCTCCACGTCAAACCCGAACGTCCACGCAACAGCGTCATCGGCGCGCTGGATCGTTGGCGGAACACGCAGGAAATACACGCGACCGGTGGAAGGGTCCGTCACACGCACCGCGCGCAACACGCCCTCGGGATCGTTTGGCAGGTCGATAGTGAAGAGATCGCCGCGCTCGTGCGTGTGGATTTGCTTCGCACCAGCCTCGGTAAGGAAGCGCTCCATGCCCATGCGCTCGACCATCACGCGCTTCACTTCGGCGTTTTCTTCGGCGAGAATTTCTTTGGCGGTCAGTGCCTCCGGCTGCTCAATGATTCGCTGCTCAACGCGGACCCCATGCCAGGCCCAAACACCCCAACCGTCGCTATAGCCGATCGCGGGCCCAGCCGGATTATGCAGACGCCCCTGCTCGTCCACTTTGCAAACGGTGTAGCGCTCGGAAACCAGCGCGATTCCGTCGTACGGAAACCACCAGTGCAGGTGGCGAGATTCGTACAGCCACAAATCGAGCAGCCCGGAATCTTTCGCGGCGTATTTGACGCCGATCTCCTCCGCGAAGCGGTAGAAAACCAGCCACGCACACCAGTGGTGCCCATACAACGCGTTATAGAGCTGCGACTTGAGCTGCAACCAGAGCTGCGACTCGAGCTGCGATTCGAGCTGCGACCTGAGCCGCGACCAGAGCTGCGACCAGAGCTGCGACTCGAGCTGCGACCTGAGCTGCGACTCGAGCTGCGACCTGAGCTGCGACCAGAGCTTCGATCCGAGCTGCGACCTGAGCTGCGACCAGAGCTGCGACCAGAGCTGCGACTCGAGCTTCGACTCGAGCCGCGACCAGAGCTTCGATCCGAGCTGCGGTCCGAGCTGCGACTCGAGCTGCAGCTCGAGCTGCAGCCAGAGCTGCGATTCGAGCTGCGATTCGAGCTTCGACCTGAGCTGCGACTCGAGCTGCAACCTGAGCTGCGATTCGAGCTGCGACCAGAGCTGCGACCTGAGCTGCGACCAGAGCTGCGACCTGAGCTGCGATCCGAGCTGCGATTCGAGCTGCGATTCGAGCTGCGATTCGAGCTGCGATCCGAGCTGCGACCAGAGCTGCGACTCGAGCCGCGACTCGAGCCG